TGCTACTGGAGTTGCTGGAGAAAATGGTGCTACTGGAGCAACAGGGCCAACTGGCCCTACAGGAGCCACAGGAGCCACAGGAGCTACAGGTCCAACAGGTGCGACAGGAGCAACTGGTGCTACAGGAGCAAGTGGAGTTGGAACTTTAGAAGGTATTTTAATGCTTGGCGGAATGTAACTAAGGAGAAATAATGCCAACAATTTACAAAGTATTAGGTCAAGCAGAACCTGCGGCTACTACTGCTACAACACTTTACACTGTTCCTTCGGCAACAGATGCAGTGGTATCAACACTTGTAGTGGCTAACAAAGCAGCCGCTGCTGGTTCATATCGTATTGCTGTACGCCCTGCTGGAGCATCACTAGAGGACAAGCATTATCTTGCTTATGATGTTCCACTAGCAGCAAATGATTCAATCGCACTGACACTGGGAATCACCCTAGATGCAACAGATGTTGTCACTGTCTATGCTTCAAGTGCTGATATGTCTTTTAATGCCTTTGGCTCAGAAATTTCCTAACTATGACAGTTTCTCGATTAAAGGGAAATAAAGGTAAGTTCTGGGACCAAGTCACTGTACTTATTGATTACTTAGTAGTTGCTGGCGGTGGTGGCGGTGGTGCTGTTGGTGGTGGCGGTGGAGGAGCAGGTGGCCTTCGCTCAACAATTACAGCAACTGGCGGTGGCGGTTCTTTAGAAACTATTTTGGGTATTACCAAATCAACAAACTACACAATCACTGTCGGTGCTGGTGGCGCAAGTGGTGGCACAAATGGTGCTGGAGTTTCAGGGTCTGATTCAGTATTTTCTACTATTACTTCCACTAAAGGTGGCGGTGGTGGTAAAAACAGTGTAAATGCTTCTAATGGTGGCTCTGGTGGTGGCGGTGGTGATAGTTCTAGTTCTGTAGGCACTGGAACAGCAAATCAAGGATTTAATGGTGGCACTGGCTCTGGAGGTGTAACTTCAGGTGGCGGTGGCGGTGGAGCAGGTGAGGCTGGCAACACTGACGGTCAAGCACACGGCGGAGATGGTGTAGCAGTTTCAATTACAGGTTCTTCAGTCAATTATGCTGGTGGCGGTGCTTCTTACAATGCTGGTGCTGTTGGTGGAACTGGTGGTGGGGGTAATGCAAGCACTGCAGGAACAGTGAACACAGGTGGCGGTGGTGGTGCTTGGAGTGGCTCAGGAACAGCAGGTGCTGGTGGCTCAGGTGTAGTGATACTTCGTTGGAAAACCTCACTAGGCACACTCACTGTAGGTGCTGGACTGACAGCAGATGCTACTGGCACTGATGGTGATTTTAGTTACAAGAAATTTACTGCTGGTACTGGAAATGTGAGTTGGGCATAATGACAGTGAATAGATTCAGAGATGCTGGTGTTAGATTTAATTTGAATGATGTTGTAATTCCATTTAATGTTGAAACTTTAGTAATTGCTGGTGCAGGTGGTGGAGGTAGTTGTGGTTATTTTGGAGGTGGTGGTGGTGCAGGTGGACTTCTTTACACTGCAAGCCAAGAAATAATACCAGGCACTAATTACACAGTAACAGTAGGAGCGGGCGGTGCTGGTGGTTCTAATGGAAGTATTTCTAAATTTGGATCTCAAGCAGATGCTGTCGGTGGCGGTGCTGGACAATCATCATTCACTGCACCAAACAACAAGGGCAACAACGGCGGTTCTGGTGGCGGTGGAGCTGAAGGTCGAACAGGCGGCACAGCGACTTCAGGACAAGGCAACAACGGCGGATCTGGAGATGGCAGCGGCGGCTCGACTTCGGGCGGCGGCGGCGGTGCTGGCGCTGTTGGAGGAAATGGCGTTGCAAACACCAAGTCTGGCAACGGAGGCGTTGGCTCAAGTTCTTATTCATCTTGGGGCTCAGCAACTTCATCTGGTGAAAATGTAAGTGGAACTTATTATTATGCTGGTGGTGGCGGTGGTGGATCTTGGGCTTATGTAACTCAAGTAGCACTTGGTGGTGACGGAGGCGGAGCAGATGCAGGTTCTACTTGGGGAACAGCAGGAAAGAACGGAACTGCTAATACTGGTGGTGGAGGTTCTGGTTCTGGAAAAAGTGATGGTACTGAGGCTGGAGCAGGTGGTTCTGGAATAGTTATTTTGAGGTACAACGGTTCAATTACAGCAACGGCTACCACTGGATCGCCAACAAGATATGAAACTGGTGGATACACTTATTACAAGTTCACAGCATCAGGTTCAATAACATTTTAAGGAGAAAATAAATGGCTCATTATGCGTTTTTAGATAACGACAACATAGTTACAGAAGTAATCGTAGGTGTTGATGAAGATGTAGTTCAGACAGACACAGACGGCACAGAAGTTGGTGGCTCAAGTGAGGCTTGGGAAACTTGGTATGGCAACTTTAGAGGACAAACTTGCAAGCGTACCTCCTATAACAATAATTATCGTAAGAACTATGCTGGCATTGGGTACACCTTTGACAGTGTAAGAGATGCTTTTATTCCTCCAAAGCCTTATGAGTCTTGGTTACTAAATGAAGATACTTGTCTATGGGAATCTCCTGTACCTCGCCCAGAAGGTGAAGGTCTATGGGATTGGGATGAAGTCACTGTAAGTTGGATTGAGCGAGTCTAGTGACTATCAGAAGTTTTAGAGAGTCTGATTCCTTTTGGGATGGAGTCACTGTCGCTCCATTCTCTGTTGATTACTTAGTTGTTGCTGGTGGTGGCGGTGGTGGTGGCGATAATGGAGCTCGTGGTAGCGGCGGCGGTGGCGGTGGCGGTGGTTTACGCTCAACAGTTACTGCAACTGGCGGTGGAGGAAGTTTAGAAAGTGCTTTAACATTATCAGTAAGTACAAATTACACAGTAGAAATTGGTGGCGGCGGAGCAGGTGGTGTTGCTGATTCTCAAGGTTCATCAGGTACTAATGGCACACAAACAGTATTTAGCACAATAACGGCAACTAGCGGCGGCGGTGGATCATCAGCTAGTGGTAATAGCGCACCTTATGCAGTTGCGCAAAATGGCGGATCAGGTGGTGGGGCTGGTGGTGGCACTATTCCTGGACAAAATGGCGGAAATGGCACAGCAAATCAAGGTTATGCAGGTGGCTCTAGCACAGGATCCGCAAATTATGGCGGTGGCGGTGGTGGTGGAGCTGGTTCAGTTGGAAGTAATGGAACAACCACGGCAAACGGTGCAGGTGGTTCAGGAGTTAGTGTAAGCATTACAGGTTCTAGCGTTGGATATGCTGGTGGTGGTGGAGTTGGAAGCAATTCTTATGGAATTACAACTGCTAGCAGTGCAACTGACGGTGGGGGTGCTGGAACTACAACAGCCACAGCTAATAATGGAACAGCAAATAAAGGCGGTGGCGGTGGTGGTGCATCTAGCACAGGAACTACTGGAGGTAACGGCGGTTCAGGTGTAGTGATTCTTAAATACCCAGATTCTCGAACTATCACCATTGGTGCTGGACTTACAGGTACTACTGCAAGTCCTAGTGGCGGATTTAAGGTTACTACAGTGACTGCTGGCACAGGTAACGTAAGTTGGGCTTAAACCCTTTCTAACTCAGTGTGTAATAAGGTAAGCGTATGAAACTAGCTGTATATACAATCTCCCTCAACGAGGAACAGTTCTTAGATCGGTGGTATGAAAGTGCAAAGTCTGCTGACTTCCTACTTATTGCTGATACTGGTTCTACTGACAATACTGTTCGCAAAGCCAGAGGACTGGGAATAAACGTATTAGAAATATCAGTCAAACCCTGGAGGTTTGATGACGCTCGTAATGCTTCTTTAGCTGCATTACCCAAGGATATAGATATGTGTATCCAATTAGATATGGATGAAGTATTAGTAGGCAACTGGAGAAAAGACATTGAACGTCTATGGAAAAAAGGTAATAACCGTATCACTTATCGCTATGTATCTTCTTGGAAGGAAGGTAAGACAGGCGAAGAAGCGGATATAGAGTTTGATGGATTCAAGTGTCACTCTCGTATTGGATACCGTTGGAAGTACCCAATACACGAAGTAGTATGTCCATACAAGATTCCAGAGATTAAAGCCCACTCAACTAAGTTCGAGATCCATCACTACCCTGACAATACTAAGTCTAGGGAAAGTTATCTCACTATGTTAGAGGATGCGGTAGAAGAAGATCCAATACCTAGACATCTCTACTACTTAGGCCGAGAGTACTACTACAAAAACCGCGATAAAGAATCTGCCGATTTACTAAAGCGTTACATAAAAGTAAGTGAGTTTCCTGCGGAGAAGGCATCAGCCCTTAGAGTTCTAGCAAAAGTAGAACCTGATAATGCAGAAGAATGGTTGACTCAATCAACTGAAGCCCACCCAAGTCGGGAATCAATACTTGCATTAGCCAATTATTACTACAGCAAACAGATGTGGGCTGAGTGTTTAGTGGTAGGCGAGAAAGCACTATCAATAACTCACAGGGAAAAAGGCTTCCTATCAGAAGCTTGGGCTTGGGGCTATATGGGTTATGACATAACCTCATTAGCTGCTTGGAGTTTAGAAGAATATGACGTTGCATACGCGTTAGGAAAGAAAGCGTTGGAGTTAGATCCAACGAATGAGCGACTTCAAAATAACTTGAAGTTCTATCAGGAGAAGGTAAATGAGCACACTAAATGAAATGATTGATGAGGTACGTCAGTCACTATCAGGCTACACCTTGAAGCAAGAAAGAATCAATTATCTTAATGCTGCTATAAATACAACTGCCACCACCTTTACTGTTGGTGATTCTTCAAACTTTGCTAAAGGTGTAATAGAAATAGATGATGAATTACTTTATGCTGTTTCATTTAACACCGGAAACAATACTGTTAACTTGGCTCCTGGGTTTGGTAGAGGCTACGATGGCACTAATGCTGCGTCCCACGCCCAATACTCAAAGGTTATCTTTGCTCCTACTTTCCCAAGGATAGCTGTTAAGCGAGCAATCAATGACACTATCGGTAGCGTCTTTCCTAATCTATTTGCTACCACTTATCAGACCTTTACTTTCAATGCTGCAACTACTACCTATGCCTTATCAGATGATGCTGAAACAGTACTATCTGTATCTTGGGAAACTTTAGGATCTAGTAAAGAGTGGTTGCCAATTAAACGTTGGAGACAAGATTCACTAGCCAACGTATCTAGTTTCAATAGTAATAACACAATTAGTATTTATGATTCTGTTTCTCCTGGACGCACAGTTCAGGTGTGGTACACACAGGCACCAATTAAATTAGAAAATGGAACAGATAACTTTGTTGATGTTAGTGGACTACCTGAATCCTGCAGAGATGTAATTACTTGGGGTGCTGCGTATCGTTTAGCAGCTTATCAAGATGCAGGTCGTATTGGGCTTACCTCGCCAGAGGCAGACCTACAAGATAGCAAGGTACCTTCTAACGCAGCACAAGGTTTGTCTAGATTCTTCTACACTAACTATCAGTTAAGACTTGCAGAGGAATCCGCAAAACTAAAAGATCGCAACCCAATCCGCCTACATTACACAGTATAGGGAAAACTAATGGCAAGAATATATAGATCAACTTCTACAGATACAACACTTACTTCTACACTGTCTGCTGGTGCTGGCAATACTACCGCTGTAGTTGCAGATGCTGCTGCTTTGTTAGCAGGGGCCACTATCAGTTCACCTGATACTTTTACTATTGCCATAGATCCTGATACCGCATCAGAAGAAATTTGCTTGATCACCGCTAGAGCCAGTAATACTCTTACTATTACTAGAGGACAGGCTGGAACTTCAGCAGTTGAGCACCTATCAGGTGCAACCGTACGCCACGTATTGACTAGCCTAGAACTTACAGACTTTGAAACAGTTAAGAGTAGCTATGTTAGTGCTACTGGTGCAGCCACTTTGACAACTAAGACAATAGACCTAGCAAACAATACTCTTACAGGAACACTTGCTCAGTTTAATACTGCTTTATCTGATGCTAACTTCGTTAGTATTGCAGGAACAGAGACGCTGACTAGCAAGACTCTAACCACTCCAGTAATTAGCATTGGACTCAACGCACAGACCGCCGCTTACACACTGGTAGCAACCGATAAGAATAAGTTAGTAACTATCACAAGTTCAAGCACCGCAAACCTAACAGTTCCTTCTGGGATTTTTAATGCTGGAGATGTGATTTACTTTGCCCGTATGGGAACTGGTGCTGTTGCTGCTACTGCTAGCGGAACTACAGTTAATGGAACTCCTGGGTTAAACCTAAGAGCACAGTACTCTACTGCTGCTTTAATTTGCACAGCTTCTAATACTTTCCTCCTAGTAGGAGACTTAGCAGCGTAATGGATGTCAGTCTATTAGGTATCTTACATAGAATAATAATTCCAGCTACAACAACGACAACAACAACTACCACTGCTGGCCCTACAACAACCACTACGGCTGGCCCAGGCACAACTACTACAACCACTGAAGCACCTACTACAACAACTGAAGCACCTCCTACAACTACTTCAACTACTTCAACTACTACCACTACGACTACGACTACAACGACAACTACTACTGCTTGCGTATGTAGCGGTGCTTGTGACCCAGGATTTACCCCAGTATGTGATGATAATTGCAACTGGACTGGTGTATGTTTAGGCTAATCTAAAAAAGGAATAACTATGAGTAAAGAAATCTTTGCCTTCGTTGCTGACGGAGAAGTGTTTATGCGTTTTACATTGGACACTACGATAAATCCTGCAGCAGAAATGTGGGTAGCAGGTATGAAATCTAATCCTGTTGTAGTTCCTGTTGCTGAAGATAGCCCAGTGAATGTTGGCTGGACTTACAACGGAACTGACTTCACTGCACCTGATGCCTGAGAATAAAACTCCTTGGCAGATTTGGCGAGAAACAAACCAAGTTAAACCTTGGGATTTACTCAGCCCAAAACAAGAGCGAGCAACAGAAGAAGTAAGTGCTAGTCGCTATGAAATCTGTAATGGTTGCGAGCACTTCTTACAAGTAACTAAACAATGCAAGAAGTGTGGTTGTTTTATGGCTGCCAAAACTAAATTGCAGAAGGCGACTTGCCCTATCGGGAAGTGGTAAATGGAAAGTATCTTTGTACAGATTGCTTCATACCACGATTACGAATTACCTAAGACAATACTAAATGCCATAGAGCAAAGTAGTGGCAAGCATAAGATTCATTTCGGCATACACAATTCTTATTACGAACCAAACCACATACACATACCTAATGTCACTGCGGTAGAACACATCAAGATCAGTGTGGTAGAAAGCCAAGCTCCTGAGAACATAGGAGTTGGAGCATCAAGGACAATGGCTAATAACCTTTATGCTGGTGAGGATTACTACTTCCAAATAGATTCACACACTAGGCTTGATAAAGATTGGGATAAAGGTTTAGTAGATTGCCTCAAGGCTTATCAAGCGTGTGGTATTGAGAAGCCACTTATCACTGCATATCCTGCTTCTTATTATTATGACGATTGTTTAATGGAAGTTATCAATACTCCATACGAAGTAACTAACATAAGTTTTCACGAACGACCTGACTTTAGTGACACTATGATTCCGCACCAAACAGCAGTGGGTAGTAGTAACAAATGTTCTAAGTCAGTGTCTGCTGGTTCTATCTTTACTGTCGGTGACTTTCACAAAATAGCAGTGAATAAAAAGATGGCCTTTTGGGGAGAAGAAATACTTATAGCAGCAAGAGCATTTACTAATGGCTATCACTTGCTTCTACCTGATAAGCAATATGTCTTTCACTTGTATTACGCACACGACAAAACATTTCAGCATAACTTGAGAAGGCACGTCTGGAAAGACTGGCCTACCGAACACAGTGAGGCTGATGTTATTTCGAGAGCAGAACTAAAAAGAATTATCACTGAGCAAGTAGTTGGAGAACAAGAATTAGGTACTATCAGAAGTCTAAAACAGTTTGAAGAATTTACTGGGTTAGATTTTACAAATGGAAAAGTAGTAGAAAAATAGGAGAGTAAGTGACTAATAAGCATATTACCGAAAAGGTAAGAAACTTCGCCATAGGTAATAACCTTGTATCTACCTTCTCTAATAACTCAGTTGAATACAATGTTGCTATTAATAGTAAGCCGTTCTTTCTAGCTAATACTGATGAGCGACCTTACCGCAGGGTAACTGCTAAGTACCGTAAGGATCAGGTTGACCAAACTACTGAACCAGGTGAGCAAACACTTACAGGTTGGTGGCTACGCTCTCAGTCATCATTCCACTTAGGTGCTGGTATTAAGTTCTTTGAACCAGGGCAGGATGAAACTTTGCGTTACAGATTTACAGAATCCAAAGGTATAGATGTATGGACTCAAGGTGAAGTGTCGCTGTTAAACAATACAGTAAGAGGCAGAAGTACAGCCTCTACTAATTTACTGGTAGTTGGTGCTAGAGATAATACTAATGATGTAGATGCTGTTGTTTTTACTGAAGGTATTGATCTTAAAAAACTTACTATGGCTACTGATACTCCTACTGTTACTACCTATACCTTAACAGCAGCACCACATACACTTGATTTTATGGCTTTAACATCTGATGGTACTAGATACTTTGCTGCAGATAATGACAAACTTCACAGAGGTAATATCTTTGGATCTACATCTGACGGACACATCTATGATCTAGATGGTCCAGTTGGTACAGTTGTATTACGTTACGTTAAGCAAAGATTAATTGCTGGAATAGATAGAGATCTATATGAATTAGATTCTAATAAAGCAACCACTGCGGGTGGTCACGCTTTACCAACCGAACACTACGTACATCCTAATCCAAGTTGGAAGTGGAGTGCTATTGCTGAGGGTCCAGTTGCTTTCTATGCTGCAGGTTATGCTGGCTCACAGTCTTCTATCTTTAAGATTACATTAGACGAGTCCACTGACAATGCTCTTGGATTCCCAACTCTAAATGTTCCTACAGTTATTGCTGACTTTCCAGAAGGTGAGATAGTTCAAGCCTTTGACATCTACCTTGGGACTTACGCAGTTATTTGTACCAACAAGGGTGTACGAATTGGTGTACTTGGAGACAACGGTGACTTGTCTTATGGACCGCTACTATTTGAAGGTGACATTAAAGGAATATCCTTTAGAGATAGATTTGCTTACGTATCTGGTTTAGTAGATGGTGAAGCAGGACTAATTCGCATTGATCTATCTACCCCTATTGGTAACACACTTAGATTTCCATTTGCTTGGGACTTAGTTGCAGCAGGCGAGACCGCCTCTGCTACTGGAGTTACCTTCTTAGGAGATACAGACAGAGCAGTGTTTGCTGTACCTGGCGATGGTGTATGGGTTGAGACAGCTACTGTTAAAGTTACTAGCGGATACTTAACTACTGGTCGTATTAGATACAACACTCTAGAGCCAAAGGTATATAAATTAATCCGACCAAGAATAGATCTAACTTACGGAAGCCTAGTAGTTGACTCAGTGGCAGCAGATGGAACCGAATACAACATTAATACTTTTAGTGAAGGTAGTTTTGCTGGTGAGAGTACAACTCCTTACCCAACTGGTGCTCAGGAATATGTATCATTTAAGTTTACACTAGGTAGATCTGCTGGCACTACAAGCTCTGGGCCAGTAATGACTGGCTACCAGATCAAAGCCCTACCTGCTACACCAAAGCAAAGACTTATTCAATTCCCACTCTATTGCTTTGATCAAGAAACTGATTCGTTAGGTAACCAAGTTGGCTATGAAGGCCGAGCCTATGACCGCATCCTTGAGTTAGAAGCAGTAGAAAATACTGGCGACACAGTGACAGTTCAAGACTTCCGTACTGGAGAAACATTTATTGCTCAAGTAGAGGAAGTTGACTTTATGAATATGACACCACCAGGAGATAGGTTTAATGGCTTTGGTGGATTACTAACAGTAACAGTAAGGACGGTATAAATGGCAAGCCCTTGCCCAACCCACAAACTAAATACGCCATACAGAAAACCAGGTAAGCACTGGAAACTTGGCTATCACACCGGTGTTGATTACACCTGTCCTGTAGGTACAGACATCTGTGCTATGACTGATGGCAAAGTACTAGAAGTGGGTGACAATGTATCCTTTGGTCCTTCTTATGGACTATCAGTAATCATTGATCACGGAGATGGGCAACGGGCTATCTATGCACACCTCTCCAAAGTATTAGTTAAGAAGGGTAGCAAGGTTAAGATTGGTCAGCACATCGCTGAGTCAGGTAACACTGGCAATAGTACTGGTCCTCACCTTCACGTAGAAATACGTACTAAACCATTCCTATATGGTAATGACATAGACCCTGCTGTGCTTATCAAGAAGAAGGCAGGGGAGTAATGCAACCGAACGAATGGGCAGCTACCGTAGTGGCTGTGATCACAATAGTAATTACTTTTTTTGGTTTTATCAGATGGTTGGTTAAGACTTATTTATCGGAACTTAAACCAAATGGTGGATCATCGCTCTCAGACAGGGTTAACAGGTTAGAGGGCAAGGTAGACCAGATTTACTACCTATTAATTATGAAAGGTAAAGATGAATAAAGAACAACTAATAAGTGCAAGTCAGTCATACTTTCGTGCTTTCGTAGCAGCAGGTTTGGCTTTGTACTTGGCTGGAGTTACTGACTGGAAGGCTATCCTTACAGCAGGAGCTACCGCCGTAGCGGGTCCACTGCTTAAAGCATTAGACCCAAAATCACCAGACTTTGGAGTTGGTTCTACTAAGTAGGATCTGCTACATTGATGCCCCTCATCTAGTTCGCCCTAGATGGGGGGCTTTTTCTGTTTATCAGCTAACCCGAAGGGGGACCCGATGGAAGTAAAAATAACAGCGGTAGTAATGGCAATTACATTTTGGTTACTACCTGGTCAACCCAATGCCTACTTATGGCCTGAAAATCACCTAGTCCTAAAAGCCTCTAGGATTGAATCTAAGGCCATAAGTAAAGAGGTAAGGTCTTGGGATGTAAGTCGCAGTAAGAACTACGCTAAGACCCGTCTAGAATTATTAGGGCGGGGTAAGGAATGGAAGTGTCTAGATAAACTCTGGACTAAAGAATCCAACTGGAGAAGCCGAGCCTTCAATAAACAGCCAGTCTATCTAAATGGAGAGTACCGCCACGCGGGAGGGATTCCACAGATGCTTGGATTAAACCCAAACAAACACCCTAAAAAACAAATTGAGAAAGGATTAGAGTACTTAGGTGCTAGGTATTACGGATCTCCTTGTAAAGCTTTGGAGTTCCATTTGCTAAATAACTGGTACTGATATAGATTTAGATCGTTGACTTAACTTGAAGCGACAAGTCAACCGTCTCAGAGAGACACGCAGTAATGACCGACTGCGTGTCTCTCTTTTTTTTTTGTGCTATTATCCTCTCGCTCGCAAGAGTGGGGGCGAAACCTCAGTGACAGTGACGGACTAGATGCTCTCCCCGAACCACCCTTTTTTATTTTGGGGGGGGTAGGGGGGGGCTTTCCTAGTTCAAGTTCAGGACTAGGAGTAATGATGTCTAAGTATCCAAATTGGTTTAATCAAACGGCGCAAGATAATTTTGAGAAACATCTTAAACCACTGGCAGGTCGCAAAGACCTGGCAGCCTTACAGATCGGTGCCTTTACTGGGGACGCTTCTATCTGGCTAATGAAGAATCTATTGGTAGGACCAGACCATCATCTAATGGATGTGGATACTTGGCAAGGTTCTGATGAGATAGACCACAAAGAATTTGATTGGGAAGATGTATATAAAACCTACAAGCGTAGACTAAAGCCTTACCCAAACGCCAAGCACACCAAGCAAGCTAGCCTACTATTTTTAATTACAGACACAGGGATGTATGACTTCATCTACATAGATGGATCGCACACCGCACTAGATGTATTCACTGATGCTCTACTGGCTTGGCCTCACCTTGAAGAAGGTGGCATACTAGCCTTTGATGATTATGTTTGGCATCACCCACAAGGTATTGAATATGAGCCACAAAAAGGTATCAACAGATTTGTAGCTTTGTTTAATCCAGAGGTAGAGATCCTTGAACAAAACAATCAACTGTGGTTAAAGAAACGCCGCCTTCAATAGAAACTTCTGTCGGACCTATGTGATACCTTTGTCTTACTAACAAAGGAGTTCCAATGGAACTAACGCATTTATCTTACAGTTCACTATCTAATTACATTAGATGTGGACACGCATACCAACTAACCAAGCGATACAACGTACAAGAGAAGCCTGCCTGGTGGTCTATTGGTGGCTCAGCAATCCATAATGCCACTCAAGAGATGGATGAACATAATCTTCTAGACTTAGAAGGTATGGATCTAGAATTATTCTGGCATCAGCACATAGATAACTGTATTAAAGAAGCAGTCCAACAGGGCTGGGACTTACAAAATCTTAGATCCAGCAAGGTCAGATCAGATAAAGATCCTTTTTATCCTAATGAAGATGAGACTTGGTGGAGATTCAAAGGTCTAGAGATGTTGATTAACTACAGAGACTGGAGGAAGCAGTCACCTTGGAAGATAGCTAACATCAACAACACACCCGCCATAGAAATTGGATTGATACCTTCTATCTCTACCGGCAAGCCAGTGAAGATGTTTCTTGACAGAGTATTTATGAATAACGATGGCGACCTAGTGATAGTAGATCTAAAGACTGGTAAGTCCACACCTCGCACCCCGTTGCAGTTGGCCTTCTATGCTTGGGGTCTATCGTTACTACCTGATAACCCAATCAAGGTAACTCAGGGTTGCTACTACAATCTACGTAGTAACAAGATGACTCAGACTTTTGATCTTGGTCGTCACAAAAATATGGTAGATGCTTTACTAACAAGGTTTCAACTAGCAGTTGAAAATGATGTGTACGTTCCCAACACAGAAAACTGCGACACCTGTGGTGTCCAGCAATCTTGCTTCTTTGGGAGCGGTACACTGGATGACCCGACTATAGCCAAAGGAGAATAAAATGGCGGAACACGGGATACAGATAAGCGCCAAGGACCACTTAGGAAGAATCATTGTGGTCAGTGGTAAAGATATTGCTGAGTTCAATACGAACTTAGCAAACGTAGTAGGCAGTGGAGATGCTGAACACATCGTCAATGCTATGGCACTAACACTGGTTGGATCGGAGCTTTCAGCACTAGCCCCGCTACAACCAAAAAGTATTACAACTGACGTGGTCTCCAGGAGCCTTGCTATTGCTTCAACGGATGGGCCACAAGTAATCCAAGATAAGTACAACAACACTTGGACTTATGGATTACCAGGAGCACCAGTTACTTCTAATGGCAGAGGTTCATTTGCATTGAAGTCTTGGGTGGATAAATCAGGTAAGCCACGTAAGAAGTGGTTTGATCCTGCAGCTGGACCAGCGTGGCAAGGTGGACCAGTTAACAAAGATTCACTAGAAGAAGGCCCTTGGTATAACGGCTAATGCTTTCACTTACTAGAGCGGTACACGCACAAGCGACAAAGGCTCAGCCTTTGCCGTCAGTGTGGCCTGTTCTAGATGAGGCTGGTATGAAGTTTAGGCAGTCACAACTTATCCTGATAGCAGGGCAACCTAATAGTGGTAAGTCATTGATGGCCTTGGTGTATGCGCTAGAAAGCAGAATAGACACTCTCTACTTCTCTGCTGATACCGATCCGATAACTCAGATGTTACGGACAGCAGCACACATTACTAAGCAGAACCAGTCCGAAGTGGAAGTAGCGTTGGACAGAGACCCACACGCGTATGATCCGATAGTCCGAGAATTCGGAGGACATATTCGGTGGGTCTTTGATCCTTCCCCTACCTTAGATGTAATAGAACTAGAGATACTTGCGTACGCTGAGGTGTACGGAGTTAGTCCAGCGTTGATTGTTGTGGATAACTTAATGAACGCAGTTGCTCAGCAGGGTGAGGAATGGGCAGGAATCAGAGCGATTATGTCTCAGCTCCACGAAGTAGCAAGACTTACTGGATCTTGTGTGCTTGCACTTACACATATGTCCGAGCAGTCAGACTATGCGTCTAACATACCTGCACCAAGGCGAGCCATATTAGGTAAAGCAAGTCAGTTACCCGCTATGATCTTATCTATCGCTATGGATCCGATATCAAACGAGTTAAGAGTTGCAGCAGTAAAGAATAGATTTGGTAATCATTCTGCTGATGGTAAGAGTTACTTCTCATTACACTGTAATGCGAGTAAGGTACAGATACTTGATCCATCGCAGATGAAACCTTTAATGTGGCAGGAGATGCACAGTGGACAGCAAACAATCGCGGGCTAACAAAGCCAAAGGCACAGGATTTGAAACAGATTTAGAACGCTATCTAAAGTCAGATGGATTTCTATTGAACCACCAGATTGTAGTACGACTTGCTAAATCTGGTCGCTTAGACAAAGGAGACTTAGCAGTGCAACTAGAAACTTTAGATGGTGATGATGTGACTCTAATTATTGAGGCTAAGAACGCAGCCAGGTTCACACCTGCTGAGTGGGTAGACCAGGTATTAGTAGAGAGGGAGAACTACACTAAGGCACTCCAATCTAAACACTCTGGCTACATCTATGGTGTAGTGATTGCTAAACGTAGAAACAAATCCGCCAGTAAAGCATTTGTGATTATGCAACTAGACGAATTCTGCAACTTAGTGGGCAGAGGAAAGAAGGATCTCAATGATGTGCAGATCCTGCACTAATGCAGCTGATGCTTATGAAGTGTATGAGAGGTACTATGGGCAAGTGTTTGCTATCTCTAAAGTACTAGAGCTACATAAGTCTTGTCGCTATAAAGATTGTTATTGTCAACACCAACCGAGGGAGTGGAGATGGAAGTAAGCGAGTTTAATTTACAGGACTATCAAAGGTATATTCATAACCCTTGGAATTGTAAAGATGATCTATGCGATAATTGTGGTGATGCAATACTCGCGTATCAAAGTTATCTAGTGGAACAAGAGATTGACAGGAATAGGGAGTGAGTATCAATGCGAGAGGTATTCCAAGTTGTGAGTGTGTTTCTTGCGGCGAACGTTGGTTTATGGTTCCTGTTATATTTGATCCTGAGACATACTTCCCCGCGATGTGGGGAACAGCAGCCTACTGCTACGCC